TTGACAATTTCATCTGGTTTAGGTAACTTCTCTTTTTGAGCATCGGTTAAAACAACCCCTTTTTCAGGCGGCGCATAATATGCCGTCTTTTTGCTTTTGGGTTTCCGGTCAACTTTCCCGATCACCGCTTCAAGATCGGCAACAGCCCCGGTATTAACATCTCCCACCTGTGGATTTGTTACGGCTTCGATCCTTCGTCCGGTAACAGTAAAATACCGACCGTTATCATAAAACTCAAGGTCTCCGGTTTCGGTTGCTTTCTTGCATTTTTCGCCTTCCTTTGACCCCCACCCGATTGCATGAATGCCTTTCCCGGAAGGTGAGAACTCAGTATAGGTATTGAGCCGATACACCATATCTCTCCATTCGGGCATGCTCCATGTGTCGGTATCCGGGTCATACACCTTATCCAGATCGACACCAAGCCAGTTTTTTTCAAGGATCTTATCCCACCCAAGCACGAACCCTACACCCGCATATTTCCCGGTAGAATACGCGCGGTATGCTTCCTCAAGTGAAAGCCAGGTGTCGGGGTTTGTTGATGACGCTTTATAATTGATGTTCCACGGTACTTTCGTCCATTTATCATTATTGAACTCGTATCTCCACATCACCCACCGGCGGGCCTCTCTCATGGCTTCCGGGATGATAGAGAAATTCGGTTCTGGTGGTATCGGTTCCGGCGGCATCATGAGCATCATTCATCTCCGCTCATCTATATTGCTCCAGGTATTCCGACAGCGTGAGAACGGTTGCATACGATGCGCATGATCCTTTTGAGACCTTCCAGATCGTCATGTATGAAATACCCGTTTTGCGGGATATTTCCGAGAGGTTGCGGTCTTGCAGCCTCTTTTTGATCTCCTCCAGTGTTAGCATACCCTGTATCTATGTCGTCCATCATATATATACATTACTTGATATTATCCTAAAGAAAAGTATATATACTCTCCCGCCCAACAGATGATCATACCAAGCGGGGCTTGGTGTAAACGAAACGAAGGAGACAAACGAAATATGGCAATCGACCTAAAAAGCCTAACCAAAAGCCGACAACACCCACCGATCATCGTCCTGCACGGGCATGAGGGTGTGGGGAAGAGCACCTGCGCAAACGGATTTCCAGGCGCCTTCTGGCTCAACCTTGAAGATTCGACCTACGCATTCTCACCCGAAATGGTGCAGGTTCCCAGAACATACGAAGAGATCATTGATCTCCTCGATGCGCTCATCGAACAGGATCACGGATACAAAACGATCATCGTTGACACACTTGACAAACTGGAGATCCTGATGACGGCCTCTGTCTGTTCCCGCAACAAATGGAGCAACATCTCAGAGCCCGCCTTCGGGAAAGGGTATGCGGCCCGCTCGGAAGAGTTCCGGGCGTTCTGGTCTCGTGTACAGACACTGAACAGACAAAAGAATATGCTCGTCGTCTTGATCGCACATTCTCAGGTAGTCAAGGTACAAGATCCGATCCTGCCGGAATACGACAGGCACGCGATCCAGTTGTATAAGACCGAGAACGCCTTCATTCGGCGTGAAGCGGATCTTGTGGGATACTGTCTGATCGAATCATTCACCTCAACCGACGGACAGCGCAACCTCGCAACCACTGCCGGAGAGAGACAGATCCGAACACATCCGAACCCTGCATACGACGCCAAGACGCGAGTACCGAACATGCCTGAGATCCTGCCGATGAATGCTAAGGCGATCATGAACTGCTATTCGAACAAACCAACACCAAAGGATGAGAACTAACATGGCTATACTGAATTTTGACAGCACAAAAGTAGAAGCGGGCGAATTCGAGCTGATCCCGGTCGGAGAATACCGGGCAGTTGTAACAAACAGCGAAATGAAGACCACCAAAGACAACCCGAACAACAAGTATCTCACGCTGACGCTTGAGATCATCGATGGGGAATTCAAAGGAAGAAAACTCTTTGAAAACCTGAATCTGATTCGGGACATGACAGCACAAAACGACCCGAAGACGAAGGGGCTCGCGGAACGCCGTCTGAAGCAGATATGTCAGGCCGTGGGGAAAACGCATATCAAAGACAGCGCGGAACTCCACAACAAACCGATGCTCGTAGATGTCGTCATCGAGGCCGGGAGTGGAACGTATAAAGACAGGAATGCGATCAAGAAGTTCGCACCGCTTGGTCCGGTTGCACCACATGAACCGCCGCAACCAGCACAGGAAGAGCCCGCCGGTGTGATGCCCTGGGAGGTGTGAGACAATGGATCTCACTCAACCCCTCGATTTCCCTGATCCCCTTGATGGGATCAAACATATCGATGACAAGATCAAAGAATTTCAGGACAGCATCGAAGTTCTTGTTTCAATGAGGAAGACGCTTATTGATGAGGCAACCGAAGACGGCAAGACGGATAACGGGCACTATCGGCTCGTCACGCCCACCAAGAAGCGGAGAACGATCATTCAGGAGGTATTAGAGACAAAATACCCCGAAGTGTTCGACGCCTGTAAAAGCGTCAAGGTGTCTGTTACACTGGGAGCCGTTGAGAAATATTTCCGAGAGTTCCGATGTGGTATCCCGCCGGAATGTGTCAATGTTGAAGTGTCCGAAGGTGAGCCGGTGCTGGAGGTGATCGGTGATGCCTGAGATAGACATAATATCGCGGTATAAAGCCGGAGAAAGAAGTTTTAGAGATGCGAAACTCAGAGATGCGGATCTCATGGGTGCGGTTCTCAGTGGTGCGGATCTCAGAGATGTGGTTCTCAGTGGTGCGGATCTCAGAGATGCGGATCTCAGTGGTGTGGATCTCAGAGATGCGGATCTCATGGGTGCGGTTCTCAGTGGTGCGGATCTCAGATATGCGGATCTCAGATATGCGGATCTCAGACGGGCGGATCTCAGAGATGTGGATCTCAGACGGGCGGATCTCCGGGGGGCAGATGTTGATAGGTCGTGTTTACCGCTATGGTGCGGATCTCTCAATATGAGAGTAGATAAACGAATCGCAGTGCAGATCGCGTATCATCTATGTGCACTAGATTGTGACGATCCCGAATATCGAGAAGTGAGATCAAAGTGCCTGGCGTTTGCAAACCAGATGCACAGGACAGATGCTCCGAGGTTGGTATAAATGCCGCCCATCGACATGACCCCCACCATCACGAACATCTATAAACTGTATGGCGGTTTACAGGAACACCGCCCGCATCTCGGAGCAAGCATCATCGGTGACAAATGCGCCCGGAAACTATGGTATAGTTTCCGGCATGTTCTGAGGAAGAATTTGGACGGAAAAACCGGACGGCTCTTTGATACCGGGAACCGGGAAGAGAGCCGCCTGCTTGATGAACTTGCATCCATCGGGTGCGAAGTGTATTCTCACATGCACGGAAAACAGATCCATTATACCGACCCGATCAACCAGCACATTTCCGGATCTCTGGACGGCATCGGAAAAGGATTTGCGGAAGCACCGGATACCTGGCATGTGATCGAGATCAAGACGGCCAACGGGAACAACTTTGATAAGATCGAGAAGGGTGGAGTCAAGAAAACGAAGCCGGAACATTACGCACAGATGCAGGTATACATGCATTGGAGCGGACTTAAGCGAGCATACTATTTTGTTGTCTGTAAAAACGATGATCGGCTGTACCCTGAGCGTGTCGAATACTCCAAGAAAGACGCTGAAGGTCTGCTGGGACGCGCCCGGCTCATCGTTGACGATCCAAACGTACCCGATCGTTTCGGCGGGGCATCGGAGAATTATCCACCGTGCTCATGGTGCGACTACAAGGCGCTCTGTTACGGGAGAGAGATCGCAGACGTGAATTGCCGTACCTGCTGCCACTCAACTCCGAGGGCGGACGGGTCGTGGTATTGTGAGAAGGAGATGGATGCATGCAACCTCTGTGGGAGTCATACATTCATCCCCGCGCTCGTGCCGCTTGAAATGATCGGGGTTGATGAGACGAGTGAGAGTATCATCTATTCGACCGCATCGGGTGAACACATCACCAACGGTGAGGATGGTCTGCAAGGAGAAGCGTTTAGATCCAGAGTGAAGGAATTATTATGAAAAAAATAATTGAGTTCATGGATCAAACCCGGTGCCCATATTACAAGGACACTGGATGGTATTACAACTGCATGCACAAAGACAACTGGAACAAACCCTGCGAAATACACGGCGGGACGTGTCCGCTTGAGGAGGTGGAATAGATGACAAACAAATCTAAACACATAGAACCCCTTTTCTGCGCAGAATGTGGAGAATGTTGCCGACATTTCGATATATTCTACCCCAAAGG